AGGTCGGCCCCGGACAGGTTGGCCCCGCACAGGTCGGCCCCGGACAGGTTGGCCCTGGACAGGTTGGCCCCGCACAGGTCGGCCCCGGACAGGTTGGCCCCGCACAGGTCGGCCCCGGACAGGTCGGCCCCGGACAGGTTGGCCCCGGACAGGTTGGCCCCGCACAGGTCGGCCCCGGACAGGTCGGCCCCTGACAAGTTGGCCTTAGCCTTCACAGCCGCACTAACGAGCGTATAAAATGACTCAGCCTCGTCAGCGTATAGAATCTTCCCATCCCATCGGCTCTTAATTTCAAGTAGTGACATTTTGATTCCCTCCTATTTATCGTCAGATGAAGTGGCCCCATGCTCGGGGGATATCATCACAACGCTTCCCAGCAATCGGCGCAGATTATTCTCGATCTTACGACGACCAGCCCCCAAATCTCATTAAGTTCTTCAATCTCGTACGCGCACCCGGTACACGTCGGCTTATGACAGTCGGGGCATCGGAAGCTGGCGTATCCCGAACACCCGTTCGACTTGCAAAATGCCGCCCAGCCGGGCGGGTGCGGCCACGCTGTTCGTATAGTCATAATGGTTTAGGTCTGACGCTCCACTCGACGACGTACCAGCCCCTTCTCTGAACGACACGCCAAATATACTGCATCCGATTCTCGCATAGCGATTTATGCCCGCGCGCATCGAGTTCGCTTCGAAACATCGCGTCTTGATGCCACACGACCTTCTTGCTCCCATCACGACGCATGTTCGGGTTGCGCGGGCATGTACATAAATCTTCTTCATTCCAAAAAATAAGTCGCGGGCATTTTGAATTATGATCCATTCGACCCTTGCGCCAATGACTCATAATCTTAACCACCAGCGGCTCTTGACGCCTTTGCCCGGAGTTCGGCCATCTTCGCTTGGTTCAAATCCTCTCGCCTTGGTTTGATCCCGCTTTCGTAAATCGCCAAGTCCATTTCGTGCATCTCAATCGCCTCCAAAAGCACAGGCTGTTTTGACGCCTCGGCCACGCTCATCTTCTCGTTTGCCTCCCTTCCGCGCTCGGTGATCCCACGCCATATCGGGAAGATGGCCCGTTCAAACTCCGTCATGCTGGCGTACTGAGCCCCCCCATCCATACCTTTCGGCCAGTACCCGTTAGGAAAAATCCTCCCCATCGCCTCCAAAAGTATCCAATCCCCCCGCCACGTTCCCAGGTTCTTTTCTTGAAACTTGGGTCTGTTCAATGGCCCGGAGCGCGTCGCCAGCAAGCGCTCGCGATGTTGTAGCGCGTCCACCTCGTCCCGGTCCATCCAAACGAGCATTGACCACCTCGCTGTCTTTTCGTCCATGTTCCCCCCCGATTCGGTTATACTCGCGCCCCGCCGCCTTCACGACGGCTTCCAGCCCCCAATCCGACAGATGCTCCCACTCGACGCTTTTTGCCAGCACATAAGCGATAGCCGCCAAGGGGTCGTCATTAAACGCCGTCAGAAGTTCCTTCGCCGGGCGCGTCTGCCTTGCAAAAAACTTCCGGTCCCAATCCTTGTTATCGGCGTCGATCCCTTTGGCCTCTTTGAAGCCGCGAATCACTTTTTGGATAGCCGTCAGTTCGGTTGACTTTGAGATTATGGGGTTCAGTACCCCCTCCTGTGCCGAAGGCACTATACTCATTTCCCTTACTTTCCCTTCCTTTCCTTTCCCTTCCCTTCCCTTCCCGTCCCCCCGGGTTTGCCCGGGCGTGCCCGGGCGTGCCCGGGTTATGTCGTCTGACGTGGGTGCCGGGATGGTGCTGTCTTGCTCCCGATGATTCGGTCGTTGGTGTTTTTCCCAATTCCTGATTGAGAAATATCGTCTTTCACCTACCGCGTAACGGATTACGAACTTTGGGTATAGCGACGACATGATCGCTTCTGCGTCAATTTCCGGTTCGTACGGGAAAATTAACGCCCTGAGTCGTCCGGGGGAGTCCTCCCCCCTTCCCGACTTGTCGGATTGCGTCCACAGCAGGATAAAAAATAATCTTGCGACGTGTGGCAATTTTGCGAGTTCTTCATCGAACGCAAAATCAGGCTTTATGGTTCTGATCCGCGACATACTTCCTCCACTTTGTTAAAGGGCTCCCCCGACCCGACCCACGGGGGAGCAACGTCGGCGGTAACAGGTTGAGAGAATAACCCTGTCGGGACCGCATATAATCAAGACCCCACTCCCGATCCAAGGCCACGACGTTCAGACTCATGTTGTTTTAACAGCGACATCCCCAGCATGAGCCTTAGATTTATAGCACGCGCTACCCCGTCAAGTCTATCTCGGAAGGCTCTCACGTGCGCTATGGCCGCGACCTGTGCTGTTTTGCGGTCCAGTTCCGTTCCCGATCCCTTGGGAGGGAGCGCCGCGCCTTCTCCCACGTCGAGGAACCCATTCGCGTCCGATAACATCCGGGTCACGTTTGAGTAGAACGACTCGGCCCTTCTCAGTTGGTAGGTCAACTGCTCGGGATTGTCGGGGAGCATCGCTGAGAGGATGTCCTCGATTTCAAACATCTGTTCAGCGTTGTCTTGAACGAATTTATTGAACGTTCCCGGCGAGTAGTTATAACTCATGATCCCCTCCTGGCTGATACGACGGTTTCCTCGTAAACCTCGATGCCTGGGATATTCGTGGACTTCCCCTTCAGCCTTACTTCGCCTCCGATCAGGGGCTCGTTCAGCATCCAGTAGTCGTCAGGAATTTTCTTGCTGTCCACAACTCGGTATTTGAACACCGTCCTGGTGCTGACCCCTTCAACCTTCGGCCTCTCGACATTTACGTTGCTGTTCAGTACGGCGTTCGCCATTTCCGTACAACCATCGTCCTCCATTTGTTGTGCAAGGACAAGCTTCGCGTCCTCCTGGCGCTTTCTCTCTGCCGCTTCACGCGCCGCCATGTATGCCCCAACCTTCGGTTTGACGATGGCCTCGGCTTTCTCCAGCGGCTCTAGATGCTTTTTCTCAGCGGCCAGCACGGCTTTGTGAGCGTCGTGTGCCGCCTTCTTCGGTGCGTCGAACGTGGATTTGATTTCCCCCATCAGACCTTTCAGTAATACGAGGTACTTTCCAGCGGCTTCTAACTCAGCATCGTTCGACACCCGGATTTTGTTCGCCCACTCCATCGCTTCCGTTGCGCGCTTCTCCATCTCCGTCATTTCGTTCATGCTCCCCCCTTTCCAAAATTGAACACTTTCAACGCCGCCATCCAAACGTCGTAGTCGTTTCTGAACTGGAATTCAACGATCTTATACGTCCCGTCCTTTCTCAATTCCAGGCCGAGTCGTAGGGAGTTCGACACTCCGAATGACCCGCGCAAGATGTCGTACCCGGCAAGCTGTACTCCGGTCCACCTCATGCACTTCCCGGTCTTGATGTCGAGGCACACCTCGCCTCCCTTCCAGCGTACGAGCCTGTCCATCGTTCCCGCGTACCCGAGGGCTTCGGACACCATCTTTCGCTCGGTCCACTCGGGGATAACCTCCACCCCAGCCTCTTTTTTGAACGCTCTCCACGCCTGGAGATATGGGAGCAACCTGGGGTCAAGCTGGGTTTCGTCCAGCCTCCCCTGGTCGTCAAGTTCACAAGCTTCGTGCGCGTAGGACCCGCGCATCATCGCGGCCTCCATGATGGCGGCGGGGATGGACGAATAATTAACCATCCCCACCGCCTTTAGGATTTGCGTGACGCTCGGATACTCGACACCCCGGAAGTGGTACTTGTGTTCGCTGTCCCTCGTCGGTTCCGGGGGGAGCATCAGGCATCCTCGTTCGTTGACTTGTCGCCAGCCCACTTCACGATTTCGTCGTACATCCCGCCCTTGGCGATTTCCCGTGTGGATTTCAACCCGTAGGACTCGGCGAGGTGCTTTTTAACGAACGTGTCCGATTTCCCAGCACCCTTCCAGATGGCGTACAACCGCTTCCCTTGGGCCTCGGATATGACAGGCTTTAGGGCGGGCTCGGGCTCTTGGGCTGTTCCATGGTCGCTATCCTCCGGGTGGTACTTCTCCACCTCATCAGAATCGCCCGCATTTGACGCCTGGCCTTCGATTGGCTCCTTTTGGGTGGGAGAGGTGGGGGGGAGAGGCTTCGCCGCAGGGCGGGCCATTTCCGGGCTGTTTTGACCCCTTGTTTCTGCCTGTTCCATCTCCTCGTTCGTATAGATTCCCGACATCTCAGCCGGGAACGCCTTCCTGAGCGCCAGGGCTTCGGCGCATTTCCCCAACATCAGGTGGGGCATCTTTTTCCACATGAACCCCTGTGCCTCGCCAGGGAAATACTGATCCCACCGCGCCGTCGCCGTGAACGCGCACCTCTGTCCTCCGACGATTTTGTACACTGTCACGCTGGCTTTCTTGGGGTTCTTCTCGTCATCGAACACCGGATCATCGTTCCCGGCGTACTTCCCGGTCCTGTCGGCGATGAGCCGATACCCGTCAATCGCGGTCTGGATCGCCATGCCGCCCTTCCGCTTGACGCAATGGATTTGCTTGGCGAGTGGGTCCAGCCCCGATCTTTTCGCGGCGTGTAGGAACAGGGCGAGTTCGTCGTTCGTCGTATCCTTCGCCACCGTACGTTTGATAAGGTCCACCTGTTCTTGCGTCCACGCGGGCATCATCTCCCGCGATTCCCGAACAGTCGTTATTTCATTTTCCATGTTCTCTCCTTATGGGGTTGAGGTTACTTCGTCGCGCCAACGGCTCGCAGTTCGGCATGACGCTTCGTTTGGAACTCCCGCGCCGCCTTACAGAGTCGCCCGTGTGCTTCCGGGTCGAACGCTCGCACGCCCTTAGGCCCTCTCACAACGAGGCATCGACTTCCGATATTCGGAATCGCCGCGCAGATGCGTTTAATTTCATCTCGCTTCAACTTGAACGGCACGAACTCCTCGCCGCACACTCTGGCGAGAATTTTTTTGACTGTTTGCGCTGGTAGCGCGTAGTCGTTCAGCGCGCGCGTCAACATCGTCTTATTGCTCGGCCTTGACATGATTCCTCCCTCTCGGGTTGGCCCGCTGTCCTCAAACAAACAGAGGACAGTCGGGGAACTTCGGATGCAACGTTTCACGAACGAACGGATGCGGCTTCACTCCGTAGCACCACTTCGACGCGGTGTTGTAGCTGACGCCAGCCTCCCGTGCGAACGACTCCACAGTTTGCTTGCGCTTCTTCAACCACAGAACGAAGTCGCTCTTTTTTGATTTCATGGGAACCTCCTCGCCATATCTTATCAGTATGGCGTGCTGTTCCGCAAGCCTTATTTTCTTTGACACAACACCCCCTCCGCTTTCTTGATGGCGTTCTCGACAGACACCAAACAGCTTCCACCCGTAAGACCTCGGAGCGCCATCCTTGCTTCGACCAGGGCTTCCAACATATCCGGCGCGGCCAACTCCAACAGCCGCTTCTTCCTGGCAAAGTACACCCGCCGCTGGGCGGCGATCCGTTCCCTTCCCTTGTCGGTTGAGTATCTCATTCGACCTCCGTTCTGCCGTTGATAGCCTCTCTGGATTGCCAGGAGGACACCCTACGGACGGCCTGGGTGGCCTCGCTGGCCTTCGTTTGGGTGTTAGGGTAGGGCCAGGACTTTCTGGACCTTATCCGCGTCCGTCATTCGAGCCGCCGTCATGAGCCGATCCCAATTCCCGTCCACCAGCTTCGCGCTTAATGTTTCCATCATCTCCTGGCCTTCAAGGTTTCCCACCTGGGCCGCGCGGGTTAATCCCTGGACAACTCCGAAGGCAGACAACAGGACGGATTTTGAGCCGGGCTTGGTGTTCGCGGCTTCGGTCTTAAACCCTTCATGCCACGCCTGGCACAGCTTGTTCGTCATGCGTTCGCGTTCTCCAACTGTCACGATGGCCTGTTGAATCTCCATCTCGGACAACGGGATGTTCTTCAACCCAAGCACCTTTGCGATGTTCTCATGCACCAACGGAATCTGACGTTGGAGATTCAAGACAATCGCTTCGCGGAAGTCATTCCAGTTTATATCGCCCTTGTGGTACTTCCTGACCTCGATCCCGTCAGCTCGGTCCCACACGTTCCCGTTGAAGCAGATGGATCGGAACACAAATGGCCTTTGCACGTACGGATAGCGCCCGGTTTCATTATTCAACACGCTGATCCCCCCGCCGTAGTCGCTGTCGTCCTCCTTCCGCAACGTGTCGGGGATGAGGATGTTCGCCCGGAGCGTGTCGCCGTCGTACGCAAGGTGCGATACCCGACCACCCGGAATCAACTGCGCCAACGTTTCGATCACCGGGAGGTTGTTAAGGAGCAACCCTGCTATTTTCACCCCCCCCTGGCGTGGTATAGGGAGGGTCAGACGGTCAAGCGCAATGGGACAAACAACGCCCCGACCGACGGGGGGGCGGTCAGGGCGTGGGGAAAGCTGGGCGGGCTTACTTCGGCGGGGCTGGCTTTGAGGCGGCGACTTCCTCGTCGATCTCCTTGTCGAGCGTCTGCTCAATTTCGTCGATCATCTTTTTGAGTTGTTCCGGGTTAGATAGTACCGCCGCCCGGATGAACGGGACCTTCATCGCGGTATTGAACGCGAAGGAAACCATCTGCGGGACATGCCCCAGCGCGTAGCCGATGGCGAATCCGTACAGGTACTCCCGATGCGCCAGCACGAAATTGACGATCATGTCGGTCATGGCTCCCCCTTCCTTTTCTTGGCCCGCGCCTTCGCCTTCTTGCCGTGGATGACGAACTGCTCGATGATGGCCCGGCCCAGGTCGATGAGTAAAATTTTCAAGACTTCAAGCGCGAGCAACATCATACAATTTTTTCGATCATCTCGTATTGGCCGTCCTTCGATGTCATCACTTCGCCGCACTTGTCGATGGGACGGAATGGAGCCCCGAGCGAAACGTGGACCCAATGCTGGCCGTTCTTTTCCTCTCGGATCAACTGGCCGAACCCATAGCTGGCCCGCTTCGCCCGGAATACGCCGCGCGTCTGTTCGAACAGACGTCCGACGCTCTCCTTCGTGCATGGCCCGTATGCGGAGATGTCGGCGGCTTGACCGATCATGTGCTGAGATTTTGCCGCGCTTCCCGGCGTCAGGCCGTTGATTTCGGCGCATCTGAACCCGGAATGGACGTACAGCGGTCCGGCGACTAGCCGTATTTCCTCCAGCATGATCGCCACCAGCTTCAGCGATGCCGTGAACTCCATCGCGACAATTCGATTATGTTCTTGGAGCGCAACGTGCGATGTGGCGGTCAATTCGTCGAACGTAAAGTGATCGCTCAATAGCATTTTAGACCTCGACGTACAGGTCAGCCGTCAGATTGCCGGACGGGTCCTCGCCACGGCTTGCACGACGGATATCCCAATGCGCCCGGCCCCAGGCCATCGAGGTCGGTCGCATCATTCCCATCTCGATATAATCGGGCTCATCGCCCATCGTGTAGCCGCGCGTCATGCTCCCGATATTCAGCAAGCCGATGGTTGTCGCTTTTAACGATTTTGTGACAGAATCTCCCTTCATCGCCCTCGGTCCCAGGCGATCCAGCTTCCCGGCCACGGCCTTGCAATCGTGGGCGCGAATCAGCAAATCAGCTTCGGCCCATCGTGCGGTGAACTCCAGCTTATTCAGCGCCGACGCCAACGTCTGCCCGCCGCCCTCTCCATGCTGGATATGCACCAGCCGCCGAACGGCGTGCCTCGCTGTCCCAACACGGAACGTCAGCCAAATCCACGCCGACATGATCCCGAAATACGGGACCGGGCGCTTCGTCAGCCGCCCAAGTTCGGCGCAAAGGTACTGCGCGGTGTTGATGTAGCGCTCGCCGTGCTGGTCCTTGATTTTGACGTGCTTCCAATGATGCCCAGCGAGAACGCCCTGAATTCCCCATTTCGTCTGCGCAAGCGGGAGCATCAGCGGGACGACCTTGGCGTCGAGGAAAAACTTATGATCGCGGGCCTCATTGTCGAGGACTTCCTGACGGCCAGCGAATAGCGAAGCGCGCATGGTCCGGGTCGTCGGTCGATCATCGTCCGTCGTATCGCCAAGGATGACGCACGCCCCGCCGCTTGGGTCAGCCGTGACCATTTCCAACTTATGCCGCAATAGGTAGGTATCGCAGGATTTTGAGCCGTACTGGATATCGCCGATGGCGTGAAGCGTTAGTCGTCCCTCTTTCGCCATGTTGAAGATTCTTGAACCGATGTCGGCCATGACCTCTCCTTGCGACGACTACACGATCTTGATGAACACGGCATCCGTCCCGGCCTGGGCAGAATCGAGGCTTGCCGCCATCGTATGCCCGAGCCCTGCCACATAAAAATCGCCATTGATCCCGGTATTATCATCCACGACATTCACCCGGTCGCCAAGCTGAAGCGACCATGCCGGGCGAATCGCGTGATTCGGGATGTACAGGATCGGCGTCTTAAAATTCGACACCAGCCGATTCGCGATGATCCCGGCGATGCCGCTGTTGATGATATAGTCGTTCTGAATGAACAGGCTCCGCTTTCCGTACAATCCCTTGCTCTGCGCGTCCGTCACAGTTGCGATGTAGGGCGTTTCCGTGGCGCTGAACTTCTTGCCGACGACTCTCAGGTCGGTGATCGTGCCGGGGCTGGTGATAGTCAACGTCAGTACTGGAAGCGTCGGGTTTATCGTCGAGAACACCCATGAGCCCGCCGCGCCGCCCGCGAACGTTACGACCGCCGCCGCAGGGCTCGCGCCGGACATCAGGCTGGTGTCCATGCCGCCGTTGACCACGCAGTTGAAAACGAGCGTTCCGACTGATACCGACAGGGGATTCGCGACGGCGATGGCCTCGGGCGGCGTGTTCGTCGTTCCCTGCCATGCCGTATCGGCACTCGTCCCGGTCAGGATGATGGGCGATGACGCGACCTTGACCTCGTTCAGAATCGCCGTGTCGCCGCCCAGGTTATCGGCTGACTGATGCGATAGTTCCAGCCCGGTCGTGTCGTAGCGAATGAACATCGACGGCGTGGCTGAGTATTTCGTGCGCCCGGCCCCGGTCGTCCAGTTGACCGTGATGTCATAAATATACGTCTGCCCGGTCAATTCGTACACGTGCTTATTCGGGTCCGGCGTGGCTCTGACCTTCAGCCAACGGCGCGGCGTCGAGCGAATCTGATACGGCGCGCTTGACCCACCGCCTTCTTTCGATGATCCATACGGCAACACCTGAAACCATGCGCCATAGGTGATATTGTCATCGCTGGTCGCGGTGTAGTACGCATTGATCGCCGAGCCGCCGAGAACTTCCGAGTACACGAACAGCCCTTCGTCGGTAATGAGCGCGCCCTGGTCAATCGGCGCGGGCTCCCATGTCGCGATGGCCGTCGTCACGGAGGTCAACGGCAGGATGGGCGAGGTTGAATAATAGATATCGGTGATCGAGAAGCTGTACGACTCCCCGGCCCCGTCGGCGATGCCGAGGAAAGTTATTTTCTGGAGCGATGAGTACCCGAAATATGTCGCATCGTTGACCGTGCCGAGAGATGCCCCGTCAAGATACACCGTGAAATTCGCGCCGCTGTCATGGCTGACGGCCCAGGTATGCTCTCCAACGGGGATTGCTCCCAGGCTGATGAGCATCGTCGGGACACCGCCAGCCCACAGATCGGTCCCGGTCCAACGCGCGAAATAAATCGACCCGCTGACGGCGTACAATCCGTATCCGGTCGGCGCGGTCGAGCCGAGGGATTCCCACAGCAGAAGATTCAGCGAACCAAGATTCGGAGCGCCGAGCGTTCCCTTCAGCGAAATCGTCCCGGTATGGAACGGGCTCAACAACGGCCAGGGCGTTTGTATGGCGATCTTCGCGGGCGCGGAGGGGATGACGAATGATCCGGTTGACTCCAGATGCGACGATACGACGCCGATGGTCGCGTTGCCCGTCTGCCCGGCGACGGTCCATGACGGCGCGGGCGGCGCGGGCGTGTACGTCCCTCCAGAAAAATCGCTTATCAGATACCACGCCCGGCCCAAGGCTCCAGGGCTTGAAACGGTGTCGGTGTTCACCTGGACCGCGCCAGCTTCCCAATTCGCCTTCGACGTGAACACGCGCTGTTGCGGGATGGCGTTGTTCATGAACATAAAGAACGACGCGATGCCGTTCTCGTCGAAGAAGAATGTCGCATCGCCCGATGCCTGGACAAGATTTTGGATGATCGTCAAAATAGACGCGCTCTCCGCGAAAAAATAGTCGATGGGAATGGAGGTCAGATCGACGATGCTCTCGTATGTGCTGATGCCAGCCAGGTTCAGCAAGTATTGAACGTTCGTGCCGATATCCTGGGCCAGCTTCAGCTTCGTATTCACCACTTGGTCAATGAGCGCTTTCATGCCATCGCGGGCCACCAGCGATGCTTCGCGCGCGGTCGGCTGGATGCTCAAAGAGTCGAGCGTCCCGGTGAACGTGGTCACGACTTCCGATGTGCCGCCGAACGCGAACCCGTGCTTGATGACGAGCCCAAGGCCCGGTCGCAATTCAGGATTCACGAATCCAGAAGCGGCTTCGGCGGCGGTCGGGAAATATGCTGTCGAGAAGTATCTGTCGAGGTTATCGCACGCGACGGTCGCTTCCGTCGCCAAGTTATTGTTCAGCTTGTAGTCGCGGCTCCGGCTGATGCTGACCGATTTTACTCGGTCGCTGATGTCGATGACGCGATACGCCTCGATGGCGACGACTTGGGCGGGCTCCAGCGCCACTTCTGTATCGAGAGCGTTCAATCGAATCTGAGTCGTGGTCACGTCGGGGAAGTTTATCACGTCCAGCTTCTTCGTCGTCGTGATGCTGACAGCGGAAACAGTCGCCCCGCCATACGGGAGGTCGCCATAGCCGCCATCTCCGTACCCGCCGATGCCCGTCACGACATCGCTAGTCGCGGCGATATACTGCCACGCCGCGCCGTCCCAATACTGAATCGAGTACGACTTGATGCCGTGGCCGTTGACGTGATACAGCTTGATGCGATTGATCGTTCGCGTGGCGTGGAAGTCGATGGTCAGAATCGCGCTCCCACCCGAGCCAGGAATGGCCGAGGACTTCCAAGAACTGCGCCCTATCCCATTTTCGGAGGTCGCCGCTGGCCCCATGTTCAGTTCGGTATGGTCGCCGTCGGTGGCCCCCAGCGCGGGGAAGTCGGCGCTGAAATCGCCGGAACTGATCGCCGTCGCCAGATACGCCGCAGAATGGCAATAATCGCCGATGATGAGGCTGACTTCCGCGACGGGCTGGTTTACATCAGCCTCCTGGGCCGCGAGGAAGTTCGACGATACGGGAATTCCCACGGTTTAGAACGTGAGCGCCGCCCCTGCGAAGATGGCCAGACGCCCCTTCCATGCGTTTACCGGGAGTATGACGCCGTGTTCGATGGGCGTCAGGCCCCAGGCCGGACCAAAGGACGCCGACACGTCCGGCCCGTCGACGGGCTGGGAGCCGAGCAATCCCTTCAGCGCGACGAGCGAGTCGTCCTTGGTGACGAGATTTAGCGCCCGGAGGACTCCCAGCTTCGCCAGCGGCGTCAGGTTTACGGCTGGCCCCACGTTCAGCTTGACGCGCCCGGCGTTGACCGACAGCCCGGCCATTAGCGGCGACCACGCCTCGCAGACCACAGATGGCATGATGCACCCGTCCTTAACGCTGTGCGTGATGAGAGCAATCGACGTTCCGACGGACGTGTTGCCGGGTTCAATCGGGTCCACATAGGCCCCTGCGATCTTCTGAATATGCGCCGGGTCCATCAGCCGAAAATATGGCGAGGCGTGCGCCTTCCCGCATGAGAGCAGAAGCGCTAGCGCGAGCAAAAGTTTCGTCATACGTCCTCCTTATTTTGGTTGGGTTCTGAACAAAGCGATGCACGCGACGATGACTCCCGACAACGACAGCAGAGCCGTGATGACCATATCCCAGCGCTTCACTTCGCCCTTCTTCTGACCGATCAATTCTTCTTTCAGCGCGACGGCGTGGGCGTCCTTGTGTGCTTCCAGCGATTGCTCCATGCGCGTCGAACGTGTTTTCAACTGCTCCAAATCGGAACGTACAGCGCCCTGAAACTCGCTGACCTTTTCGACGAAGGCGTCGAATTTTTCTTCCATGTTCATACTATTTATCCCGACGATGAAGAAGGTACAATCGCCGCGCCCGTTCAGCCGCCATAAATTCGGAAATCTTCAGGCCGACGATGAACACAGCTTCCATCAACAGAGCGAACACGCATATCAGCACCACCGCTACCGACATCGGCAAGTTCCAGAAGTCGCAGATGGGCGCGTCCGGGCAAATCATTTTGACGCCGCCTCGATGGCCTTGCACGCCCGGACCATCCAGTACCCGACGTAAAAGCAGAACGGAAATAGAATGATCCCCTCGATCCAGTACCCAATGGAGGCGAACAATCGAACCTGATCGGCGCTCATTTGAGGGAGCCCCCCTGCGCCTCGACGGCGGCAATTACGACGCCTCCATTCGTTTCGTTTGGTTCGCTTAATATCACTTGCAGTTCGCCGTTTTTTATGACGATGAACCCATCCGGTTCTTGATCTCCAGTTTTCTGAAGCATGACCCCATTGGCGGCGCACACATCGAGAAAAACCGAGCATAAAAATTCCTGCGGAATTGAGAATATCATTGCGCGCACTCCCTTACATAAAATTGGCAGTGATGCGTTGCATCACAGATCACGGCTCCAGTTCCTCCAGTTACCGCAACCGTTAAGGCAAAGCTATGACTCCCAGCCGCCAAGACGGGTTGAAGCGCATTAAAACTTAAATCAAAATCTTGGTTCAAGCCCGGCGCTCTTTGAGATACAAGCGACCTGTTGCCGAAGTCTGAAGAAAATGAGCTGTCAATCAATATCGTCGCCAGAACATTATTCGACGCAAGATTGGTTATCTGAACCGTCGAGAGCAACCCTAAAGTTACCGGGTGTCCGCGTGTCGTCATAGTAACCGTGGCGATGGCAACGCCGAAGGCCGTATTGGTAAACGCCGCGACCGCAGGAACATCTGTTTCGCTTGAACGGCAAACTCCCGTTAAGCCCGAGCCATTCCCGAAGAATCCAGAGGCATTGACCGACGACGCGACTACAAGCTGAGTCGAGATGGTGACGCCAACGGTGTCAATCTTGATCCGATTCACCCCGTTGATGAGAACGTTAACCTTGCCCGGCCCGGCCCCGAGGGGAGCGCCCGCCGATTCGATGTTGACGTTGCCGCTGATTCCAGAGGCAAGGCCCAGCCCGGCGCTGACGTGCACATCGCCGCCGTTGTAAGAGCCCTGCGCGTTGCCGCCCTTAATTCGGACCATGCCGCCGTCTGCGTTCCCGGTCGCCAGTCCTCCCGCGATGGTGACAGTATTCGACGACGCGCCGCCGTAATACCCGGATAAAATATCAATATTCCCGGCCAGCCTCGGGTTATTGATTCCGTTGCCCGACCGAAGCAGAATCTCGCCAGCCGACCCGCCAGCGGAGGTCAGATCATTGGCGATGAACGACAGCCCTCGACCCTCGCCAGGATAGGCGAAGAACGCCGAGGCATTGACGGACGAGGCAATCGTGGCATACCCGTTCGTCCCGGTCGTCGTGACGGATGAGTTCGTCAGCGTGAGCGAGCCAGTCATCGTGTCGCCCGTCTTTAGAACGGCCCCCGATCCCAGCACTCCGGTCAATCCCGCGCCGTTGCCGAAGAACGCCGACGCCGTGACGGATGACACGCTCTTGATATAGCCGTTCGTCCCGGTCAAAGTGATGGACGAATTGCTCATGACCAGCCCGCCAGTCATCGTGTCGCCCAGCTTATTCACGCCGCTGGTTCCCACGATGGTCGTCGTCGCCAAGGCAACCGCGCCAAGCTGGGCGTCGATGGTGTCCATATCCCCGTTGATCTTCGGCCCCCACGAAAGCGAGCCAGTCGATGGCTTGTTGAGAAATAGATTCGTGGTGTAAGTGTCGGCGTGAAGCGGACCGACGAGGGTGAACAGCGCGAACAGAATCTTGGTCAACATTTTACGCTCCCACAAGTTCGAAGTCGTATTGAAATCGGTCCATCCAGCCGCCCTGTATGCGATGATTCAGCGACTTTAGCATCACCAGCCATCCGGTATAAGTGTACGTGACATAAACGGGAGCCGTGGCCGTCGGCAAGGAGGTCCCGAGCGTGATCGCGCGCGTGGCCGAATTATACGAGCCGCCCGTCCAGTAATTCGTTCCCGTCCCGGCAGGGTTCAAGAATACCCCCGTGATCGTGACGGACGGCGAAGAACCGACCGCCACCAGCGCGGCGCTCAACTTCGTGACGCTGGTATCCTGAATGATGACGCTCGACACCGAGGCGGGAAGGTTGTACTCATACATGACCGCCCAATCATCGCGCGTCTGAAACGATAAGAATGTGTCCGAGATTCCGGCCATGCTCGCGAACAGATCGCGTTGAGTTTTCAGCAAGTACGACGAGGAAATCTTAATGGACACCGCCGATGTCTTGATGATGGATCGCTTCATGTGACCCTTGATGTTGCGCGTCACGACATCAATGGGCTGTTCAACGATGTCCATGCCTTCCGGGTTCACATCGAACAGAACCTCGTAGCCGGGCCGACCCAGCTTGAATTGGCTTAACCAGGGCATTATGCGGTCCTCGCAAAATTCAATTCGCCCATCCCACGGATGCGCCGAATGATCTGTTGACCGACTTGATCCGCGATGGCCTTGGCGTCTTGCACTCCGTTGACGGTCGTGGTGATCGAGCCGATGTTGATGCCACCACCACCACGCCCTCCGGTCGGCGCGCTCCCGTATGATGCGTTCAGCGGCGTGATCGTGACCTTCTCCATCCCGGCTTCTCCAGCCATGAACGTCGTCGGTCCCTGAACGACGCCCTCAAAGCCGGAAGCGTTGAAGCCGGGCAAGGGCTTCCCGCCGCCCCCGCCGCCCATCATGCCCATCCCGCCGCCCATGCCGCCCGTCATGGCTTGGAACGCCGCCCATTTTATCATCATCTCTGTCACCTGGGCGATGAACGCTCGGACCATGTTCTTCAGCCCGGCTTCGAATGACTCAAAGAAGTTTTTGCCATCGACGATCATCCCGGCCATCGAACTGCCAACGTTCGACGCGAAGCTGGCGAACGCCGTCTTGCCAAGTTCCGAGGTCGCCGACGACATCGTTTGAACCGCGCCGAAATAAGCCGCCCATTCCCCTTTGCTCTTGCCGCGAAAGGCTCCCTCTGTCGCCGAGTTCGTGGCCGTTCGCTGGGCGTCGATGCGCGCCTTCATGGCGCTGGCCGTGGCATGGTCCTTCACCGTCGCGTCAACGTGCTTTTTTGCTTCAGCCGCCGCATTGTCCGTGGCGCGAATCTCCACATCGTACGCCTTCTTGATGACGGCCAGCTTATGATTCACTCCGGTTTCAAGCGCCGCCTCAGAATCGTCAATGGCCTTCATCTGCGTCGTGCGCATCTTCTCGATGACCTTGGCGACTTCCTTTTCTTCCTTTTCGGCGGCTTCCGTACGCTTCGCCGCGCCCTCTTTGCTGGCGTCCGTGAAGCCCTTGACGGCATCTTGCGCCGACTTGTATTCCGCTTCCAGAACTTTCAACTGCGCCAGATTTAGCGACAATTCTTGGCGCGTCTTAACATTGGCGGCGTCTGCTTTCGCGGAAGCGGAAACCTCGTCGGTGAACGCACCCTTTATCTCATCCCAGGCAACGCGAACGTCGCCGAGAATACCCTTCTCGCGCTCCATCTTCTGAAACGCCGCCGCCGTTCCATCGAGAGCCGCCGTCTGTTCGATGATGGTATAATTCAGCTTCTCCATTTTTATCCGAATGGAGTCCATATTTACGGCGGCGACATCTCGGTCCAGCTTTGATAAAATTTCCTTTTTCTGAATCAGAGTCATCATCGACGTTGCCAGCTTGTCGATTTCCTCGGCCTGTTTCTTCGCGGCCTCGGCGGCTTTTTCGTGACCCTCAACCACCTTAAATGCGATGGCGGCAACGGCGGCAAGAGCCATGACGAGGAAGTAAACGCCGCCAGTCGCAACACCGAGCATCGCCGCAAATTCTTCGACGGCCAACTTCATCGCCGAAAGGATCGGGCGAGTATGCCCTGCGATGCCCTGCATTTCAAGCAACTGCGATCCGAAGGTGATGACGCCGATATGTTCGAACTTCTCGGCGAACTGTTGCTTCGCGTCGCCGTGAATTTTCTGCGTGTCCTTGAAGGCGTCATTGATCTTCTTGACCTCGCCAGCGGCGGCATCGCCACCAGCGGCGGTGATCTTGACGTTGACGGACATATCAGCCACCTGTTTCGACCTCCAGTTTCCGCTTTAACGCCGCACTCTGTTCCGCTTCTTCTCGACGAGCCCTAACCGCTTCACGCGCGCCCTCGATGACTTCGAACGCTTGCATCAACCATTCCGGCTGATCGAGGACGCCGCCCATGACCGGGAGGGTGTTTAGCGACTTGCACCGCCCCCACAGCGACAGCAGAGCGACTTCGGCCCTCTCGATCTTCGGCATCCCGCACAGCCCGCACGGCTTTCCACCGGGACAGTCCCGGCGCTTACAGTCGAATGTTCCCGCATCGGCGTACCATTCCGCTATGCGGGCAAGACGTTTTTTGCTTCTGCGTCCTCTTTCACGATGTCCGTCGAATTGAGGATGAAATTCCCGAGCGACAAAAGGACATTATCCTTTCCGTTGGGGAGCATATCGAGCAACGCCGGGTTGTACGCGATGGGCTTGCCTTCCTGCGTGACCCCGCGCCAGCCGACGACCATGCGCTCAATGACGGCGCGCATGAACGAGGCGGTGTCTTTGCCCATGATGACGACGAACTTGTCTGCCGCTGACGCCTTCGGCTTGACAAGGAACGTTACGTCACCCGCGACGAACTCCAGCGGCCTTTCTGCGACCATCAGTTCCATAATGCCCTCCTTTTTGGTTGGGTGCGACTCAGTACGCTGACGACTTGCTGTTCAGAAGCGCGATGCTCAACGTCTTGGTCCCGGCCACGTTGTAGCGGACGATCCCGGCGAACGGGATTTTGAGGACGCCAGCGGCGTTATGAAGCGGCGCGGCGCTGTAAACGACTTCCGGCATGTCGATTGTCAGAGATGCCTTCGTCCCGGGCGTAGCGCCGGGGATATCCTCGTCGGAGGTCAGCGCGATGTTGAACGACGCGCTGGTCCCGGCCAGGAACTTGTTATACTGCGCGGCATCTTCGAAGTAAAGGTCGGCGCTGATCGTCGCGCGCATACCCTCAGTCCATATCTTCGACGTATAGATAGACCCGGACAGGGCGTGTTCGGCCATGACCTTGTTGTCGATGCTGACCTTCAGATTGTCATAGTTCAGAACGGGCGAGCCGTCAACGGTGACGACCGCCTGGCTGAACTTGAAGGCGTGAAGCGGCGAGTACGACGGGGTGTGAATGATCCCGGTGTCGTCGTAGCGCAATCCGGTCCACTCGGAATCGACGGTCACGAACTCCTTGGCCTTGATGTCGATGTCCAGCTTATGCAACATGCACCCGACGAACTGCGTGAACTTCGCGCCCTTGTCGAACCACCACGTATAAGTCGGGAGGGCGGCGCTCGCCAGCCGGGTGAACGTGTGAAGATACCCGGCAGGGGCCGAGCCCGTCAACGTGTCCGTTCCCAGCGAGGCCATCAGGACGTTGCCGCAGTTCTCGGGCTCCAATTCGAACTTTACTTTGCCGTTCTTGATGGCTCCAGGTCCCTGCGAGGTCTTGATGACGACATCGGGAAGGTGACGGATACCTTTCGATTCAAGGACCGCGATGTCGGTCGAGAAACCATCGGGCGGGATATACGGGAGGTACTCGGTCGGCGGGGTCGTGAGCGTCCCGACGGACGGTTCCTTGGCGAGTCCAGCGGCGCGAAGTATTCCAACGTAAGGCATAGTCTTGTCCTCCTTTTATTTTAGAACGCGATCCATCAACTCCACCGTCATCAACCCGGCTCGCGCCCATTGTGCTTTATCAGGCCGCGACCATGCGAACGTTCCCGAATAGTGAATGGCCGTCATTTCCGAATCCAGCCAGAAGCCGGGATACGTCTTGTACTGATTCGTGTGCGTCGTCAGGGCGTCATCCAAGGCGTTGTTGCTTAACAGCTTGATGAGCGCCTCCATCACTTCCGTCTGTTTCTTCACAAGGTCGTCGCGATTCGACTCGACGAGGTAAAAGTAAATATTCACCGTCCACGATACGTCATACTTGCCCGTCGTGTACATGTGCGCCTTCGAATCCACCACGTCGATCATCACGCACGGAAACGTGATGTCGTCCGTTCCGATGGGACGATGCCCAAGATATCCGGCGCGTATGTGACCGATTTTCAGCGTAATCAGATCGAGCAGGGCCTTGGTTCGGACATATGCCTCATCCGTGACGTTTAGCGTGGTTTCGATGCTGACGCTCATAATGCCCCGCCCTCGCCACGGTACATCATGGTCAGTTCGTAATCCATGGCCCACTCGGCGTCCCTGGCCTCTCTGACAGCGGCGGCACGGGCCGACCGGATGCTCTTGAAGTCGGGGCCGTCCTCGACGTATCCCTGAACAATCTTGCGAAGCGAGTTCATGTCCCGCTGATCGAGGAAGATGGCCTGACGACGCTCCCAATTCCCCTTAACCTTCATCACGTCCTCGGGGTCCATCGGGCTCCCGAAAGTGGCATCGGTCGGCGTGACCATGCGAAAAAATGTTTCTTCGTTCGTCATCACGGCCTGAAGGTCGCCCGTTCGAACCATGAGATGATCGGCGTATCCCTCGACTTGCTTGCGATGATGGTAGGCATCTGTCAGCGGTTGCCAGGACGGCTCGGGAACGAAATCGACGCCCATCCCCTCCATCCCGGCCCCGGCCCGGAACTTATCGGCGTTATGCCTCGCCCATTCACCGATGAAGGCGTTGAACGCTGGCGACATATCGCGCAACCGGGCTTCCATGATTTCGGTCATGTTGCCCCGCTTGGCGATGTGAATTCCGAAGGTGACGGCCCCTGTGGCTGGCATTATCTGATCGGAGTGTACGGGTCGATCCCGTACGACGTGACCCCGCTGGACGGATTTGCGCGACGGCCCTGCTTCTTGTAGAAATCATCTCGGAAGGAAACGGCGTCAGCCAGCGCTTTATCGGATAGCGCCTTGAAAGCCTTGGTCACGACATCGACGGAATGACCCACGGCCCCGCCACTTGAAGCGTAGCGATGGGCGTACTGCGCCGCCCGGCGCTCCCAAAAGTGATGTAGGGCGTAATGGAGCATCGACGAGATGAGGCCGACTGGAACAGTCGTCGGGTCCACACCAAAGCCGAGCGTTTCCGCGCCCCGATTCAGGAATTCCGTGTGGTCGGTGTCGCTGAACCAATAATAATTGTAGTCGGCTTCGAAGGGCTTGGCGTTGGCCGCTGGTGCGGCGGTGTATGTGATGATCCCGTTCACAAGGTCCACGGTGAACCCCGTCGCGCTCCGAAACGAGGCCGATGTGGTCATCAGCACGCTCCCGGCGACGACCGGGTAGTTTTGGAGCCGGAAATACTTATTCGACCCGTCGAGCGCGCCCAGCGGCGTTTCTTGCCGGATGGAGTTCGCGGTCGGCGTGTCATTCGCCAGCGTCCTCAACGACGTGATGATGTCGGCAAGCGCCATATCAGACCCCCAGCCCTGCGGCCACGTCGGCCAGTTTCGTCGTAGGGTACAGCGCCACATATCTTATGCCGATCTTGTCGAGCGCGGCGCGCTTTATGTCCACCGTCCAGGGCTCGACTTCATCCATGGAATAAAACTTATCCACGGCCACGTTCTTGTTCGGGAAAAACTGCGTCACGAATAGCTGACGCATCCGACCACCAGGGCCTTCGACGTACAGCGAGGGCCAGGTGTAGTCGGTTACGTACACCGGGTCCGAGAGCAACTGCGCCACCTTGTCGCCCGTGGGCGCGATGGCTGGCCGCTTCTCGGCGGCTTCCTCGGCGTCCTGACGGGCGATGGCGTCCTTCGGCTCGTACTGCGGCGCGATGCTTCTCGGCTGTTTCATGCGGCTCATCGGGGCTCCCATAGGTTGCTCCCTGCTTTTATTCTCCGGTCCCGCATCCTTTCGGAACGAGAGTGCCGGGAACGACGGTATTGATCGCAGAATTGAGCGTGGCCCGAAACGATCCGAGGGATGCCGCCGTCGCCGCACAGATGTCGTACGGCACGGTGCAATCCGAGCAGAGGTACATATCCCCGAGCATAGGCGTCGTCGCGTCGAACTGCGCCTTGGTCTTGGTCCCGACTCCCATCGCCATCACGTTCGTTACGCCTGAACCGTTGCCGAAGAAGCCGGATGCGGTTACGGACGAACCAGAAGTCATAAATCCAGCCGCGCCGGACATGGTGAAGCTGGAGCCGGATGCGGTGAATAGATAGCCCGCCGTCCCGAATCCCGACTTGTTGGTCCCGAAGGTCGCGGGGCCTTGAACATCAAGAAGGTTGATCGGCGTGATGGTACCGATGCCGACCCGTCCAGAGGGTTGAATTTGCATCCGGGTCGAGCGAGTGATCGAGCCCGTGGGCGTGGTCTGGAAGCGGATATACGCTGGAGTGCTGGTCGATGTCCACACTTCAGAGGTCAGCACTTCGAATCTCCCGCGCACAGTCGTCGTTCCCGTCGCCGGGTCGTAACTGCCGCCGCCGATAGAAAACAGCGCCGTGTCGGCAGGGCAGAACGCCGGGACGGCTGGAGTCCCGCACCCGGTTTTTCCGTTGACCGTGAAGCCATTGCTCGTCGCGCCCTGCATTGATATTGCGTCGAGCGTGACGGAGCCATTGGAACCATGCCCGAAGAAGAAGGTGTCGCGCCCGCCATTCGAATCAAGCGTAAAGCTGGAAGCCTGGACATAATATCCCGTCGCCGGGACAGTCAATAGCCCGCTGTTCAGCGTGATACTGCCAGCCGTCAGCGAGTAGGTCGCGTTCAGATTCGGCGAGGTCAGGTCGCCCGTCATCGTATCGCCCGCTTTTAGAACCTTCGTCGAGTCCGTCCCGGCCACGCCTGTCAAGCCAGCGCCATCCCCAAAGAAGCCGGATGCTGTGACGCTCGACTGAACAGTCAGCGCTCCGGTCATGGTATCGCCAGCGAGCGCCACCTTAGATGGGTCGGTCCCGGTCACGCCTGACAGCGCGGAGCCATCACCGAAGAAAGCCGAAGCCGTCACCGAGGACTGAACGGTCAGGGCTCCGGTCATCGTATCCCCAGCCTTCAGAACGCGAGAGGCGTCGGTCCCTGTGACACCGGACAACCCGGCCCCGCTACCGAAGAAGGCGCTGGCCGTCACGGAAGAAGCGCCGACGATACGCCCGGATGGCCCGGTCAGCGTAAGGCCGACGTTCGCTATGGTCAGCGATCCCGTCATGGTATCGCCAGCCCTGAGAACCCTGGAAGAATCCGACAGCGTGGTCGAGGAACAGCTTACATACAGCGGGTCGTTCACCGTGCCGATGGGCCTCCCCGAAAAGCCGTTCGGAGTCGGTGACGAGCATTGAACGAAAACTGGGTCTGCGTTGCTTCCGAAGGGAAGAATGGCGCACGCCGATTGAACCAAAAACAGCCCGGCGACTCCGAGCATGAGCGTCATCGTGTTTCGCATAATCCCCTCGCGCGTGTTGGTCTTGCCCTGTTCCCCATCCTCCCCCACGGCTTTCACCGTGAGGGAGGTCCGAGCCGCACCGAGCGACACGGAGGGAACGGGTACTAGATGCTTCCGTCGGACCCGAGCGCCCAAAAGCGCGGGTCGATCCAGTCGGGCTCCCAGCGGGCGCGGGACCGGAAACGGAACTCGTCTTGCGAGAAGGCTTGCCCGGAGGCCGGGTTCTCCTGCACGACCTCCAGCGGATCGCGCCGCTGGAACATGATGCCCTTGCCCGCCTCGCCCAGCGCGTACGCCTTGCGCGGGAGGAAGCGGCTGACGACGAGGTTGTACAGGCCGTCCAGCACGTTGCGGGCGAAGGTCGTACCGACATCGGTAGTCGTTCCGGTCCCGCTGATCTTCATGGCGGCGGTTGACGGATACCACTCGCTGTTCAGCAGGGTGCGGGCCGAGAACTTATTGTCCGTACCGACAAGCAACGTATTCGGGTTGACCATCATCTTGTTGCCCAGGAGGTCCAACTGGTTCATCAGGATAATGTCGAGCGCCTGAACGTTGCCGGAACCGAACGCCGCATACGACGCCAGCTTATTGATGCCGCCGCCCGACAGCGCAACCGACCACACGGTCGGATACGTGACGGAAGCCGGAATCGCATCGCCAGCGTACGACCCGGCAACGCCGATGAACCGGGTGAAGAACCAGGCATCCTCTAGGATGCGCATGTTCTCGCCGATGTCCTTGGCGCGCTGGGCAATCTGACCTGTCTGATCATCGTCGAACAACTCGCGTTCGAAGCCGACGATTGCACCGAACTTCTCGTTGGCGATCTGAATGTCCAGGCCCGCCAGCTTGGTTTCGGGGAACTTCTCGCCGCGAAGGACGCGACGGGGAACCGCGCCGCGATGAAGCGGAGCGTACAACTCGATGGCCTTGTTGCTGATGGCCGTCGCGCCGACCTGTTCGTGGTTGGTTTCGACCAACTCGTACCAGGTATTCGCGACGTTGTTGATGCCCGCGCGGAGAAGCTGGCCGAACACGGCCTCCGCATTGGCTTCCTTCAGCTTGCTCGCGAGCGCATACGCCGACTCACGGGCCTTCGTCCATGAGAAGCGCGGCGAGGCGAAGTCGAAAATCGCCTTGTCGTTTACGTCGATGTCGTACTGCGCCTTCAGCGACTCGGTAAGCCGTGCGCGGGACATCTCCTGAAGTCCCTTCGTGGCCTCCCTGTTCGCCTCCATCACATGCTTCGGGTCCATTGCTTTTCTCCTTGCGACAGGGTTTTTACGCCACGCCAGCGTACGGCAACTGCGGGATGATGAGAACGTCCACAAGCGAGCCAGCGACCGCCGTGAAAGCGGCCTGTCCGGCGCGGAGGACGATGTACCCGATGGCCTTGTGCGAGCCGGGGTCTGCGACAACGACGGTCTGCGCGTCTGCGCCGACGTACACGGCGGTCATGTGGGCGATGCTGTCGCCGACAGTCGCCTTCATCGAGTGAAGCTGTCCGATGATGGCGTTCATCTGCGGCTGGTACACCTTCGTACCGTAAACGTTCAGCGCGGCGCTGTCCTGCGCGACCCCGACGAACGTGGCGGCGGCTCCGTCGGTCGCGGCGACCAACTGAGTGCCATCGTAGCACAGCATGTCGCCCGCATTGAAGTCATGCGAGCCAGCCATGTCCACGGGATACGGAAGCGTCTTGTACGCGCCAACGACGCGCACCAGGTTGTTCTGCGGCGTGGTAGCCATTTTGCTATCCTCCTTTTATTTTCTGACCACGCCCGCGAAAAGGGCTTGGTTCGATTCGGCGGCGTTCCCCGACACACCCTTTGACGGATGCCCGGCAGGGACTTCCAACTTGCGAACGATGGCCCGAGTCAGCGACTCGGACACTTTCTTGGTCTGCGCGATGACGGTCTTGGCGTCCTTCAGCGATCCCTTGCACAGAGCCTTCAGGTCCACCATGTCCTCGGACACGCCGGACTCTTTCAGAAGGCTCTTGATCGCAAGGCGCATCGACTCCATCTTCTCGTCAGCCTCGCCGCATCCCTCAGCCTCGGACTCGTCCTCCTTCTTGGCGGGCATGTGCGCTTCGGGAATCTTGTGGCCCATCGCGACGGCTTTCGCAACCATCGCGTGACCCTTCTCGTACATCTCGGCGGCTTCAGCGGCCTTCTCGTCGGCCTCGGCTTGCTTGACCTTCGCGACCTTCGCCTCGTCGGACTCGGCTTCTTCCTCTTTGGGCTTCGGTTCGTCGGCCTTGGGGGCTGGTTCATCGCCAGCCTTGCCGGGCTTATCGTCGGCATCGGCGTCGTCGTTCTCGCTTTCCTCGGCCTCGTCCTCTTTCTTCGCGGCGGCGACAGATTCCTTCGCCTTGGCGAGCAGGGCCATCAGGCTTTCGCGCACTTCCGCACGCGACTTCGTGGCCTTATCTCCGGTCAGCTTCTCAGCCGCCGACAGCCCGGCCAGGGCCGCTTCCAACGTCTTGATGACCATGCGTGTATCCTCCGTCGATGTTTTGAGGGTTCCCCGCATACTCTCGACGAGCGCGAGAAACCGACCGCCCCTTGCGGGCGTCGTCACAAGGTCGCATGAAGCGGCCTCGGTGAATTCGGTGACGTAGTTCACGTCCATCTTTTCCCCATCGACGGACATTGACCGCTTCTCGACAGCGCCGTCGGCATTGACCGACAAGCCGACATACTCATCGCTGGATAGCGGGAACTCTTGGCGATAATGAAGGGCGGTGCGTGCTTTTTCACACGCAAGCCGCCCGGTTTCTGATAGGTCGAAATGGAGTTCTCCGATGACGGATCGACGGCCATCGCCGCCCTCGGCCACGCTGACGTTCTTAAAATAGCCGCACTTATCTTGCACCCGGCGCTCGGGGATATCCTGCTCATCGGTGACGGATGGATGATTCAGAAAACAGGGCTTGCCTTCGAATATGGCGGGGGCCGACGCGATTGCCTCGCGCCCGTAATAGTTCATGTTGCGACGATTGCCGAGCCCCTCGGAAATAAGCACGACGCTGAACTTTATGCCTTCGGCGCCGGCGGGACCGCCTGGCATCACGGCTCCCAATTCGCCCGCCTCGGTCAATCGCTTGGTACTGAACGCACCAAGGACGACGGCGAGTTCTCTTGACTCGCGCGCCGTCCTTCGTGCTTCCTGCCGCTTGATTTTAGATGGTTTCATTTGCCCGCGCACAGCGACATCGAACATCGCCGCTGTTTCTCAACTTGCGGGCACGACAAGACGCCTCGGCTGAAATATAGCACCACGCTCCCGGTTTTGTCAACCCCTATTTTTTATGCGCGTGGAACTTCACGAAGCGTCGATGGCAACGTTGACAGATCAACCTTATCCACCGTCCACAGCTTGACCAGCCGCCCGTCCTTGACCGACATCTCCAGATCGCCGTGACGCTTCTCGCGCAAGCGGCGGTACTCCCGCAGGACCAACATCTCGTCTGGCTCCAGATCGTCAGCCATTATCCCCTCGCGAACTGCGCCACGATATCGCCGTCCTTGCTGATGAACGCCTTGGTGATCTTTAGGTCGCGATATCTCCAACCGCGCTGTCGGCACACATTGAACAGCGCGTCGAGCATTTCGCACAGCACCTTGTTGAACTGCGAGTTCTGCTTCATCGCCAGCATGAGGTATCCAGACTTGGCGGCGAGGTAGTCGTTCATGTCGCTGTACTGACTCGACAGAAAGGTCGGCGGGCGACCGATGGCAAGCGTGCTTGACCGAACCGTTGACTTCAGCGTGTCGCCTTCGATGTAAACGTCGCCGAACGTTACGCCCTCAATGGGCCTCCCGGTGTCCTGACAATCGACGACACATCGCGACAGCACGCCAAGAAAAAGGTTCGCCACGTCCTGATTCTCGCTGGCCCGCGCGGCATGACCCTCGCCCTTCTGAAGCAGGAATTTCAGTACGCTGTTGTTCACTTGGCCCCCACGATGTTGCCCTGCCAATCCTTAAAGTCGATCCATATGAGCCCGCCGATCTTTCCGGTTTCGGGGTCACGGAGCGCCATCGCATCGGGCGCGATACCCTTATCATCGAGCGCCCTGGCCTGTTCCGGGTCGAGCGAGCGAAGATACTCCGACCACGCCTTCGGCACGATGCGCCAATAACATCGGCAGTTCGGGTGAAGCGGGATGGTGTCACCGCCCTTCTCAGCGTCGGCGCGGGAATATCCATCGAGTTCATCGCAATCCTCGCACGTCGCTTCATCGCCTTCAGCTTGCCAGATTTCCTCGGCCAGCATATCCTCGTTCTCTGCGCCGAACATCACCGATCCCTCGGCCTCGGCACGCTGGCGTTCGTTGCGAAATATGCTGTCGATCTTATCCCAAAAATCCATCGACCTGTTCCCGGTGCGCGCGGCGTCAACCTCCTGGGCGGCGTCGTCCGGCGTGCTGTTATTCAGGGCTCCGAGCGTGATATTTCGGTTCAGCGACTCATCGTAGCCTCGTAACCATTCCCCGAAGCGCTCCAGCCAAGACGCCTCGGCCTCGGGGCCGCTGTAAACGTGGACAGACCCGGTGACATTGGCTTCCTTCAGCCGTAGCCGCGCGCCGCCGACCTTGGGCCGGACCATTGGCGGGGAGGTCATATCGAGCATCCAGGCCAGCCGCAGGACCCTTTCCTTCTTCGCTTGGTTCAGATGGGTCGCCATGAAAGGCGCGGCGCTGGCCCCGAACAGGTCGAGGCACGCTGTCGTATGCTTCTGGATGCGAACCAGCGCCCCGGACGAACGGGCGCGTGACAAGTCCCATACGCCATGCGCGAAAGCCTTACGATATTCCTCACGGATGCGCGACTTCATCGTGTACTTCGTCGCTTCCCACATCGTCCGAAGCCGGGCGGTTTCTCGTTCCTCGGCGATGCGAGATGAACCAATCGTGTCGCGCTCCATGCGCTTCAGCCAGGACTTCTGCTTCGGGTATGCCATCAGGGCCTCGTCCCGAACGACCACGCAATAAACAATGAGATTCCCGCGCCCAGGAATAGCCCGCACACGAAGGCGTCGAACACATCCAGCATGGTCGGCTGGTTCATTACAGCGATCCCATGTCCTTCTTCAGCCCGACCTTGCCCTCGCCGTGAATCTCCGAGCCGCCTTCTGCGTCGGGGTCATCAGCGGGCTGGCGGGAGTCGGGCGGCATAACGCCGGACGCCTTGGTCAGATCATCTTTCTGAAGGTCGCCGATGCGCTTCTGCTCGTCCTCGTAGTCGTATGTCGTGATGTTCATTTCGGCGGCGTACATTTGACCAGCGGTGTCCTTGGCGATATACCCGGATGCCTCCCCGGCCATGATGTTCTTCACCGTTTCGCTGGTCGTGTCTTTGGTCACGGACGGGAACACGAACTCGATATCGCCGTCCTCGTACGCCACGCCAGCCTGTTCCATCGCCACTTCAGCGATGCGCGTCAGTAAATCTTCGAACTCGGCCTTGATTTCCTCGATGACCTTCGCGAAGGGCTCCGAAGCAACTAGGGCCGTCGCTCGATTGCCGCCGCCCTGAGAGAGGACGTTCAGATGATCCTTCGGGATGCCGATGGACGTCGCGATCAGCGACATAATCTCGGCGGCGGTGTCGGTCGTGCCAGCCGATGCCCCGGCCTGGGACGGGCTCATCGCCTTACGCTCGATGGCCTTGTTGTGCGCGAAGATGGAGCCGGGCGAAGGCATCCCGCTGTACTTCGACAGATGGGCGCTGATGTCGGAGTCGGACCCGTCGATGCAATCGTCCCAAATGAACGACGAACGCAACCACTCGCCGATGACGCGAGCGTTGTACAGGTCTTTGATGCGCTTCAACCAGCCCAGGATCGGGAACAGCCACGACCGCCCGCGCTTCTCGTTGCTGACGCATTGCGACTTAATGTGAAGCACCCGGTCCCACGGAAGCTGTCGGATGATGAACTCGATGGACTTCACCTTCTCCGCGCCCGGCACGCCAGGGACTTGCTTCCCGGTAAATTGCGCGTACTGCGTCGGGTACTGCTGATGATAATAATACACGTCCTCAATATTGTCGGGGTCCGTGATGACATCCCAAACAGTCGAAGGGTCGATGCTCTGCCACAGCGCCTTATCGATCATCAGTTCGCCGTACAGCAAGAACTCGCGAATCCAGAATCGCGACACCTTCTTCTTGATGCCGTACTTCTTATCGAAGTCGTCCCAAGCCTTCTGTTGCTGATCGTTCCCCTTCTTCGCGATGGCGCTGTACCCGCGCCCCATGGAATACTGCGCCAGGATATTGATGACGCGCTTGGCGACCGGGTTGTGGTTCCACATTTCAAATGCGCGAGCGTGCATGGCGAGATAGTCGTATAGGTATAACTGCTTGAAATGCGGCCCGCCCATGATCGGCGTGTACTCGGTGTATTGCGCCGGGTCATAATTGCCGATGGCCGTGTCGAAATCAAAGCCATCGCCCTCGACCAGCCCGGCCTCGCGCGCCTTTCGCATCGCCGCTTCACGGATCGACTGACGCTCCAGCCATCCCTTACGGTGCGCTTCCATCAGCTTTTCGGACTCAACGGCCCTCGACTTGAACGCCGCCGTGCCTTCTATCTTCTCGATAGTGTACGGGCGCTGACCCTTCATCGACTCGATGAGCCCGGCGTCCTTCAACAGCTTCCCGTCTGGATTGTAGCGCCCAGCGAACAGGTATGCCTCGCGCACGGATGACTCGTCTTTCGACAGGGACTCCATGAACGCGACGATGGGCGCCCTGACGGGCGTGGTCGCGAGCGCTTCAAATTCGTTATCGGCGTCGTACTGCTCGGCGTGACCTTGACCAGCGGAAGGCTTCGTCGCGGCGGGAGGCTTGGGCGTCATCCAATCACCCGGCTTGCTTCGTGTGAATCCGAGCCACGCCGCCAGCATGTCAAAAGATTTCATACGCCTCCGTTACGCCCAATCCGGCCTCTGCTTCGTCGCCGTCCACGGCGCGCCGACGTTCGTACTGTACCCTGCCGCTGGCGCGCCGCTTGTCCTCGCCCGCATGTACTGAACCGCTTGCGTCATGCTGTCAACGTCGTCGTCGTGTTCGGCGTACGGAAACTCGCAAAGATTTTCACGGAAGTCCACCACCCACGGACACGATTGCGCTTCCGGCAAGAACACCATCCCGGCTTCGATGGTCGGTGCGACCATATTAACACGAACCACCTTGTCTTTGTCAACCTTCACCGGGACGATGGGCAACTTCAACAGCTTCAAGTCTTGAATCAACGATTGCCCGCTTGATGCGTCCTCGACGAGAAGTGCTTGCGCTGGCCTCGCCGCGAACTGTTCCATCACCTCGCGCTTCAGCGCGGGGTATTCCATCTTCCCTTTCACGCGATGCAGTAGGCAGAATCCTTCCGTCGTCGCGCTCCAGTACGTCCCTACCGAGTAATCGTTTTGCTCGCCCTCTTTAACCGCCGTGTCCCAAGACCAAATACGGAACAACTCGCCCCGCATCGGCATCGCCGGATTATAACTCCTAAACCACGCGCGTTTCAATAGCGCTCCTTCTTCCGCGCTCGGTCTTTGGAGATATTGCGCTTGGTAGGCACGCGATCCCATCAGGATTTTGAGGGGAGCAAGTTCCGCTTCGCTGTCACGTTCAGGTGCGAGCAACTGTCCAGACTCCTTCACGATGACGCGACCGGACATGGGAAGGATGTACTCGGTACGCTCATCGTAGCTTACTGGCATAATAAGCTGGGTCCATCCACCGCGCTTCGTGAGGTGTGCCGTCACGTCTTGGGCGTGTAGCCTCTGCTCGACAAATACCATCTTCCCGGTTCGCTTGTCGTCAAGACGGCTTGACCATGTGTGGTCGATGAAGTCCAACGTTCGTTCTCGTTCAGCAACGCTTTCGGCCATGTCGGGATTCAGAACGTCGTCACCAATCAGCGTGTCGCCGCCCTTGCCCGTCACAGTTCCCCCGGTGCTGGTTGCGGTCATGAGGCCGCGCCGGGTGTTCTCAAACTCCGTCTTGACGTTTTGGTCCGTCGCCATACACACAAGGTTCCCCCACCTCGCCCGGAAGTCGGGGCTCTCCAATATGCGACGACGCTTTATGGAATGTTGGGTTGATAGGCCGGATGAGTACGAACAGAACATGAAGCGCCGGGAAGGGAACTGCGTCCACTCCCACACAGGCCACATGACCGTCACGATGTTGCTCTTGCCGTATCTTGGGGGGATGTTCACGATGAGCCGCAACAGCTTCCCATAGGTTACGGCTTCAAGGTGTTCGCATATCACGTCCAGGTACTCGCTGTCGATGAACGCTCGCCCTGGCTCAATGACAGTCCAGAAGTCCGTGACGAACTGCTTCAACCTGATCTGCTCGGCACTTACGTCCCTCGCTATCGCGAGGAGAATGTTACTCGTCAGCGGCTTCATTGGGCTTGAAGCGCTTGGCGATGGTTGCAAGGTCAGCGGCCAGCATCTTCCTGAAACCAAGCTGGTGCTGACAGGCCGGGCATACGTCGGGCATCCTTGAATGTACGATCCCCACGATGGACTTCACGACCTCTTGGGCCGACTCGTTCGTTTCCGCAGACCCAAGGTGGAGGTTATCCTTCCTTCCGAAATCCTTGCTGTGGCGGCGCTCCAGCCACCAAGCCGACGCTTGCCAGCTATTTTGCGCGGCCACCTGGACCACACCAACGTTCCGGCTGATCGCTTCGGCATCGCTCTTTTTAACACGCTCCGCGAAGTCCGGGTTGTCTGCCACGTACTCATACAGGGTGGACTCCCCGATCCCAGCTATTGCGGCGGCGTGTTTGCGGGGAACTCCGTTACGAATCTCGCGGCAAATGACCTCGATCAACTCAGGCGTTAACTTGGTTTTGCGCCCCATCTTTCGCTTTCTTTTCATTGGCTTTCTTTATTTCAAGGGCATCCAACGTCAACTCACACATCCGTCCGAGGATCGTCGTGATGTTCCGAATGTTCTCCGACTTGGCTACTTTGCGCGCGGCGACCTTGAAGGCGTCAAAGGTCGGCCTATCGGCAACAAGTATGTCCGAACCACACTCCGCTGTCAAGACCTCGACGACTTCTTCGAATTTCTTACGCTGGTGGGGGAGGAACACGATATTGACCACCTCAAAGTCGATAGGGAGGGTGATATTCTGGAATCCAGCGGTTTCAAACTTCACTTTGAGGTCGATTTCTTCGATGGCGGCTTCGATTTTGGCTTCCACGTCACCGATCAGGTCGTACAACTCCTTCAACTTTTGTGGGTCGTCCTTGCCGTTTATTGCGTTGTGGGCCAACTGCTTCGCCATTCGGGATTCTGCGAGTTCCTCGGGCTTGGTGACGAGGAAGTATTCGTACTTGTCCTTGCCGACCTCCTCCGCGAAGAACACCTCGCCCTTTTCGAACGGCTTCAAATCCTTGCCGTAGTATGACCAAATGAAGGACGCCGGGTTGCGCCGGGACTCGTCGAACAAGTCACCGAACTCCTTCTTAAAATCGAGTTGCGCCACCCCGCTTTGCTCGGCCCCGGCCTCAACCTTGAACATCTTCTCATAGCCACGGCTGTACGCGGGGGCATGGATTATGACAACCGAATCGGCGGCGGGGGTGCTGATGATGTCACGGAGGTCGCGCTCGACGTATGTGACCCCTGATAGGGCCGCTTTGTTCTTCGCCAACAGCGCCCCCACAGCGCCCGCGTGCTGGGCTATATTCTCCCGGTAGTGGTGCTTGTACTGAGCCTCGTAAACCACCTCATCCCGAAGCTGGGCGATTTTGAATAGGGTGATGATCCATCCCGCCTTAACCTCCTCGGGGAGCCCATCGGGAACGCCCGGATAGTCCGGCACGGGCTTTCCGGCGTAGTAGTACCCAAGCACCTTTGAGAAAAAGCTGATGTCGGACAACTCGATGTTCTCGGGCTTGTACCCCGCCGCGATGGCGACGCTTGCCAGCTTCATCGTGCCACAACACGGGATCAACAGCTTCGGCTTGGTCTTGACGAGGATGGACAGGGCATCGTGGTAAAACGAGCATTGCACCTGTTTGGAAACACCGAGGAAAACGCTCTCGATGTTTTTCATGAAATGGCTGCGGGTCCAGGGATCACACCTGTATCTTCGGAGCAGAGCCCCGACGTCCTAGTAATTAGACGACCCCGCAATGGAACGGTTAAAACAAAACGATTTGATTGTCGGGCGGCGGCGGTTCGTGGCCCCACTCGGGAACGAACACTCCTGTCTTTCGCTGAATCCAATCCGCAACCATCCGTCTGTGACACCAATCGCCCGGCTTTTCGAAACACATCATAGCCTTTCCGTCGAATCGTTTCAATAGAGTGGCCGGGTTGAACCTCGACAGCACCTCGTCCTCGTACATTTTGACCCACGCCTCTCGCCCAATGATGCTCGACGCGAATGGACCCTTGGGCATCATCTTCCACGGCGGGGCAAGCTTGGGCTCCCAATCCTCGCAATCCACGGCCCACGACGGAACCATGTTGCTGATCGCAACGCCCGGAATATCTCGCTTCCGGTTGGAGTAATAGGAAGTGAATAACATTCCTCATAGCATAACAGGTTTCACGCATTATTGCAAGCCCTATTCCATGCCTTAATTTCTCGCCCTCTCTCCAAAACTGAGAGGTGATGCTTGCACAACTTCATGCCGCCGTGCTTTCGAACATTGTGACGCTTCTCGCATCGCGTCACAGCGGGCTTGTACGGCGTCGGCAATGTGGCGGCGTCGCATCGCATCACGAAGCGGCCCCCTCGTCAAGCAATTCGATGCCGATGAACATTCCCGGCTCGACGGAGTACACTTTTCTTTGATGCACTTCTGACACACGTCCGTCGTCCGTAAACCAGCCGATCTTCTTCAACACGTCGAGAACTAGCTTCTCCATGTTGTCGATGTCGGGCTTGCGCCAGCAGTACGCTTTGTCGTGAATCTTGCTCGACAAAGACTTCGGGCGCGGCATCCGATACTCGATGACCATTCGAACCGGGCCGTCGTGCGGCTCGATCTGAATTGGTCGGCACGCCGTCGCGATGCTCTGAGCCCAGCCCTGCCACTTGCCCTTCGGAGTGTACACGCCGCCGAATTTCCCGCGCGAGTAATGCTTGACGCGCGGCATCGGCTGGGGCTCGCCGGGAACGAAGAAGTGGAATGAGCGCGGGCTTGCGGTATCGCCGCCACACACGCTTCCGCGAAACTCCCCTTGGGGTTGGCCCACCCCGGAAGCATATCAGACCATCCGGGGAATGTCAATAAAAACGGAAGTACATTCTCAGCGCGGCGTTCTTTAAGTTGTACGCGAAGTCGTCAATGCCTCGTCCGAGTCACAGCGGCATCCACTCCTGATCCCGGTCGCCCAACGCCTTCTCGTTTGTTAGGAAGTCGGCGCGTTCATCGACGGGCACGCTGACGTTGCCCACCCTGATCTTCGGGCCTTCAAAGGCGCGCACGTTGCCGTGATAGGTAATGACCCGGCTGTGAAGCGATAGCCGCCCGCCCAAGAACGCCTCGCCAATTCCGGTGACGTACCACGTCCCGGCATCCTCGGTCGGTTCGGCAAGCCCCCAATATCTCAACTTCTGGAAGTTCGCCGTTTCAGAATACGTCAGGTCGGCCCCCTTCAAATGAAGCGACTCGATCCCTGCCGCCCGGTATAGCTTCCCCAGCGCCGACACCAACAGCTTCGACAACGAATGGCTGTACTCGACCATTCTCGCATCGCACGTCGGGCATCGCTTCTTCTCTCGCGTGTATTTCATTCTTCCTCCTCGCTTTGACCTTCCTCTTGCCATGAGAACGTTCGCCATTTCGCCGTTCCGTGGAAATGTCGATGGATCGCTTCATGACACGACTCGCAGACGTGCGCGAGGTTAATCGACTCATTGCTCCCACCACGACTTCGGAACTTCTTATGGTGCATGTGCGAGGCGGTCCCCCGACAATCGCGCAGACCAGCCTCACAGCGTCCGGCGCTTCGCTTGTGAATTTCGGCTAGGATTTTGGCCGGGACTTCATGGCTCATGGTCTGAACGCCTTTTGACGCCGCTTGGTCATCGCGTTGTTCGCTTGCGCCTGAAGGCGATTGCCTCTCGGGTAGTCGGGGCCATAGCCCAGCACTCCCGTCTGAATCATCCCGGCCAGCGAGCGCATCCCCGCTTTAATCCCGGCGTGGTAGCCGAGCGCCATCCCAAAAAGAACGCCAGCCGCGAACCCGCCGCATCCTATCCCTATTTGCTCAATCATTTTTTTCTCCTTGTGCTGACCTTGACGATGCGACCAAATCTTTCGGTCGTCACCTTGACCTCAAAATCATGTGGGAAGTATTGCGCGCACCCACAGGACTTCTCGATCTTATTCCGCTTCCAGATCGGATGCACGCAGACGTTGCCGCCCCAGCCGTGCCACACCAGCGCGTGACCGCAGACGCATCCACTATTTTTCATTTTATTGATCTTGCTCAATTACTGCGTTTTGCAATTTGCGATATCCTTCAGCCATGAAACTCATCCTCGCCCTCATGCTGGCCCTGCTCGCCTTCTCCGCTTCCCGCGCTCACGCGCAGTTCCGGCCCTGCGTATGGCCGTATACTTGCGGCTGATCCCGTAAGAAGTTCGCGCACGATCTTCTTACTGGAATAGATGCCATGCGGGCCTTTCACCCGCTACCAACGCCACGCATGGCGTCATGTCGGCCCTTTTAATCGGGCTAGGTGTCATTTTCCACCTCGATGGCAAAATCATTTTGGTAGCAGAAGTGCTACGTTTGCGGAACGGCTTATTCTTGCGCTTCATGGCTTCCCGCGCAGGGCGGCGAGGCGGGAGAGGGCGTCATCGAAGGCATTGAACGAGGCGCACTCAGGGCTGTTGAATCCGACTTCGCCCTCGCACCCGCATTTCTTGAAGTCGTGGGATATCTCCGGGCCGAACTTGCGCCAGTTCTTCGCCGCCTCAATCACCTCCCTCTCAGCCCCCGCAATCTCAGCCGAGGGGGTGGAGAGCTTCCCGCCGATGTAGCAATGGACGCAGTAGACCTTGGCGTGCGCTTCACCGTGACATACGCATCGCCCGTTGTCGTAGAGATACTGAAGTGCCTCCCGCATCTCGCTCGAAGGCGGGGGAGAGGGGCGGGCTCGGAGCCGTAGTACCTCGGCGTGGAGTATCTCGCCGCAATCCGCGTCCTCTAGTCCCGAACAAGAACCGTTCCCAATGCAATCCATTGCCCTTTCGACGCCCTGTTCTTCGCTCACTTGCCACCTCCCCGAGAAGCCTTAATCTTGGCGCGAAGCACTATCCTATCCCCGCATCCGTCCGTCTGTCGAATCGCCCCGCAATCCTCGCACCACTCGGTTCCGTTATGGTCATGGTTCTCCGTGACCCAGTACCATGTATGCTCATGCGTCACCCTCTCCTTCTTCTTCATGGCTTCACCCCTCCGACTCGCCCAGGAGTCTGCGTACAAGGGCGGCGAGGACGGACATGGCCCGCGCATTGCACTCCTGGTCCTCGTAGTCGCACCCGCACTTAGGCCAACACTTCCCGGTTTTTTCGTGTATCAACGCCTCCTTCTCCTCCTCACTCAGCACCGGGGCGCGGCGGGACAGATCGGCCTCGGCAACCTTCAGCCTGTCTATTTTTTGGACATGGTGGTCCACCTCATTGGCCAGAACTGCGCGGAGCCTCAAGACCTCGGCGTAAAAAACATCTCTGCATTCGGGGTCATGAGCGCAAGTATGCGGGGGATTCGTTCTGACGCACCACATGGCCTCGTCAACATCTTGCGATGATGGGTTGAAATATCGCGGCTTAAATTCTTCGCTCATCTTGTCCTGGTCGGTCATCGGGTAGCCTCGGGCTCGTAGGTGGCTTCAAAGATGTCGGGCTTGCAAGCGTAGAACTCGCCCGCCACGCCCTTGATAATCCAGTCTCCAGGAGACACCAGGAACGAACCGCCGCCGCTTTCAAGTGTCTTAATGCGGAGTTCGCCGCACCAACCTGGACGAGTTTCGTGGCCGATGTTTCCGCACCACTTCATGCCCAGGTCCATCAGGAATCGCTTCATGCCCTCGGTTTCATCCCATAGCCAAGCGTCAATTATCACCGGCTTCTTCCTGAATTTCATCGGGGTTTCTCCTTGGTCTTGCGGGTTCGGCGGGCGAGGCAGTTCTTACAGGTGACGCCGCGCCACGAAAGCAGACAGGACATCTCGGGCCAGAAGCAGATGCGCTTGCACTCCGTTTTCGATCCCTCAATGCCTTTGTGTTTGTGGACCCTCACGGCAAATCCTCGGAATCGTCAAGCTGTTCGTCTATCTGAGGGAACAGCTTTTTAGCGATACAGTCAGGGCCACAGAAAGGCTTTCCCGCCAAGTAAGTCATGTTCGATTCCTGCTTCGCTTCGTTGCAACCCCAGCAGAGGACCATCTTGCTCATCTCATTTCTCCTTTCCGGCCTCGACGGTGGGGGGCTTGGGCGCGTTCATAGAACAATACGAAATCTGAAAAGAGCAAGAGGGGCAAACTATCGAATCTCCCCTCGTAGCAAAAAGCTCTTTAATCGCGCAGTAAGAGCATCGTCGGCATATGAAAAATACCGGAGTTTCTGATACGCTCATACCCTATCCTCCTTGGTCTTGCGGGTGCGGCGGGCTAGGCAACGCTTACAGGTGACGCGCTTCCATGTGCGTGCTATCTGCTTATGACGAGGGAACCACTCACGCCCACAGGCGAATGTCCCCGGCTCCTGCAAGTATCTCTGCCTTCCATCATCGTAGTGAACCTTCACTTGCTCCCCTTCCTCGACGCTCTGATGACAGCAAGGCATAGGCCGCAAGTGGTTGACCCCGGCTTACACTCCTGAATGCCGTCCCACCAAGCCTTATTGCACAGCGACCGCCCGCCATCATCAAATGCGTGTTTCGTAATCGCCGTCCTCTTGCTCGACTTGCGGGGGGATTTCATCGGGCAATCCACCGCGACAGACGCCCAAGCCAATAGCCCATCCTCCACGACACCTGCTTCCATTTTGGATACCGATACAGGTTAGAATTGTCATGCTTCGGGAGGTAAAAAATCCCGTCTTCAAATCCCTCTTGAAATGAAGTCGGCCACAGCCAGTAGACTTCTTTCCCGCAGTATGTGTATCTCATCGGTCAGTCTCCTTTCCGGCCTCGACGGTAGTGGGATTGCAACCGCATTCAACATAGGACCCACGGAAGTCGTACTCATTGCCGTCCTTGTCCACTCGCCATGTCTGGTAGGCGTGGACTCGCCAGGAACCCCTGCGGTATTCGTGTTCCCACATTCCCATTTTCTTGTCGTCGATGCTTCGTCCCATCTACTTCCCCTCCCCGCCTTCGGGCTTCGCGGGCGCAGTCCGTTTGTCATAGTCGGCCTTGCTGTTCTCGGCCACCAATTCCATAACCTTGATGCTGGCGGCGTACCACTTCGCGTGATAGGTGTTCTTGTGGGTCGCCTTGACGAGCGCGGCAAACTCTTTGAGCGTCACGGTCTTGCACCCGCAATGGACCATGTAGCCTCCTTCTTCCCATCGCGCCCAGGTGTAGGAATTGCGTGAGCCTCCGGGTCCGAAGGAGTGGTAGCCGGACAGGTTGGCCCCGGACAGGTTGGCCCCGCACAGGTCGGCCCCGGACAGGTTGGCCCCGCACAGGTCGGCCCCGGACAGGTTGGCCCCGGACAGGTTGGCCCCGGACAGGTTGGCCCTGGAC